TTACTGTGACGAGGTAGCCGCCTGTTGCTTTGGGCACATGACCTTGGGCACATTTCCGATTTCAGGAAGCGCCTCGACAGCGGCCCGTTTTTGCGTGTCCAGAACATACTGGTAGTGTGACAAGATCATGGTTGGCGAGCTATGCCCCATGAGCTTTGCCACCGTTCCAATGTCCACGCCGCCCGCAATAAGCTCCGTGGCAAACGCATGTCGGAGATCATACGGGCGTATCCGCCGATGGATGCCTGCCCGTTGGAGGGTACGACGCCAGGCCGTTTTGATAGAAGCAACCTTGCGCCCGTTGTAGTGGATTAGGTGGCTGATCCCGAGTCTTGCGTCGTCTGCCCGCCATGATTCAAAGAGCGGCAAGAGCCCCTTTCTGATTGGCACTTCGCGCCATGGGGCGGCGGCGTTCTTTTTTGCGCCATGAACGCGCAATACCTGTTGGAGCATATCCACGTCATCCCAAGTGAGGCGGAGCAATTCAGACGGCCCGACGCGGACGCCACATTGAGCGCCGAGAATGACCACCCTCACGATATGAGGTTCAGCAACACTGATGATTGCAGACAACTCCTCCGGGGAAGGAGGAATGAACTTTTCGTACAACGCTGGCGGTAGCTTGGGAAACCTGATGGGTTCGCACAACTCATGTTCAGCGCACCATCTCAGCACGGTACGCAAAACGGATAGCCTCCCCCGCACCGTGGCTGATTTTACGGGCCGTGCGCTCATGGTTGCCATGAGCGAAGATATTTTCGCAGCATCAATTTCTGAGAGAGCGAGCGCCCCATACAGCCGCAACGGCAGCCGCATAGCGCCCATTTGCCACGCGAGCCCTTCCCGGTCGAACTGCTTTTCCCTGAGATAGAGCAGATATGCTCCTTCCAAGGTTATCTCCCCTCCCCCTTGTTCTCCGGCTCCTTGCTCCTCCCGGAATGATTCCCTTTCAAAGCGAAGCCGATGCTTGACCAAAGAATCCTGCTTTTCCGCTTCTTGCTTGGTTTCAAAGCTGGCGCTCTCCCTGCGCCCGGTTATGGGGTTGTTCCAATAGACCTGCCAAGGACTGGCACGCCCTTTCCGTTCACGAATGGCCATGATGCCCTCCATCATGCGCCAATGTGCCCAGAAGGGATTTATTGGACGCTTGGCTTGTGTGTCAGCAGGTAAAGTTCATCCAACGTTACCCTTGACAGGAATCCGGCGGGGGCGCCGGCCACGGGTCGAAGGGGAGTCTTTGAGGTCTTTGGCGGGGGCTGCGCGCGCCTGTGCATTTCTTCGGCCACCGCCTGCACAGCGGATTCCAACCAACGGAGCCCGCGCCCACGGCCTGCGCCGAGATCGACCGGCTGAACGCCGTGATCCATGAGGATAGCGCGGGCAACATCGGGGGACGTGCCGAACACGGCGCCGATTTCCGATTTTCGCAAAAATCTTTCGGGCATTGTGGGCTACCTCAAATGAATAAGGGCGCCCGAGAGCGCCCCTTCGTTTTGTGCCCGAAGCAGCCGGGCACAATCTTCCCCCGAATACGCCACAAGGCATGAGGGCGCATTGGCCGTGCCTCCGCGTTCCCCTGTGACGCGGTGAAAGCGGAGCCGTCCACGGAAAAAGAAGATCGCGCGGGCCTTGGCCCATATCTCGGCGTGGAAGCCCACTGTCTCGGTGCGCGCAAATATCAGCGCGAGCCCGCTGCCATGCTCGGCCAGCCGGGCAAGCCAGTGGAAGGTCTCTCGCCCATAGGGAGGATTGAGCCAGACGCGGCCCTCCCAGGGCTGCGCCATGCCGTTGTCGATTTTGGTGTAGTGGCGCGCGGCCATATCCCAAGGGCGCACGATGGGCGCGGCGGGATCAAGATCAAATGGCCCAAGCGCCCGGAGTATTTCGGGCGGCGTGAGCCATTCATCGTTATTGTCCGTGTTGCTGTTGAAGTTGCGGGGCATTGTAATTACTAAATTATTTTCGGGGGGGGGGTATCTATCACTTTTGGCATTGCTCCTCCACGGCCTTGCGGGCGGCTTCGCGCCAGCAGGCGGCGCAGTCATGAGGGTGATTCTCGTTGTCGCAATCCGGGAGGCGCTCAGGGGGAATAGGGGGGCAGCCCTTGCACACATTATGCGCCAGCCAGTCCGCCTCTTTATTCAGCCGTTCCACCTCACCTTCCAAGCGCGCCACCTGAGCTTCCAGATCATCACGCTCAAGGCACAACTGTTCCACATAGGCGTCGCCTTCGCCTTTACGGCATTCCGTGGCCGCGAGGTCGTTCCGCAGGCGCAGGATTTCGTCAACGTGGGCCATGACCACATTCGGCGAGTTGGCCGCAATGTGGGCGCAGTTCCGGGAGCCCTCTACGGATATGCTGACCAGTATTGCATTCGGGGCAGACTGGCTCCAAATCTGGAAGGGGCCTGGGTAGGGGCCTCCATTATATATTTGGACGGCCCACGGCCCCGGCGTGGCCTTTTCGGCAATGGCCCGGTGTTTGAGAAGGGCCTCAGTGGAAAGGTCGATTTCTCTCGGCATTACTGTCTCCTACTTCTGGGTAGCTTCTGTAGCCTGTCAATTTCGGCGGCAATGAGGGCCCCCGCCTTCACGAGTTCCCAGATGCGATCCTGTGGTGTGGGCTTCCATGTTTCCCAAGACCAAGGCCAGAACGAGGGTATGGAATTGGGGATGTAGGCATACTCGATATTGCAGCGGAGTTCATTGGGAAAGGCATAACATGCCGCCGCTCTGGCAAGTTCCCCTTTTGAATGCCAGGTGGCATCGTGCTCAAGGGAATACTGTTCTTCATCAATCTGCCGTTGCCGCTCTTGGGCAATGAGTTCTGCGCCGGTCATTTTATGCCTCCTGCTTGGGGAACTCCCGCCACTCCCTGCCGTTCAACAGGGGCGGGGCCTTCTTCGTCCCGCCACACCCCTTGAAATAGAACGGGACGCCAGCATTCACGCACTGGTCGCGCAGACGCCGTACCCAATCCGGGTGCATTGGGCGCGCACCGGGGCCGGATTCGCCGCCGCAGATGACCCAATCGAGTCCCGGAAGGAAGCGGGTCAAATCCACGGGCCCAAGCATGGGCTCCACGCTCAAAAAGCGCTTTGCCGCCGGGGTATCAAGGAGGACGGGGATTTTATCAATCGCCTCCTGTTGATTGCAGACGGTCACCCCAAGCCAAACGTTTTTCGGGAGCGGTATTGCCTGTATGCGTTGCTTTGCAATGTGGGGCCGTTTTGTGAGAATCAGGAAGGTATGCTGCGGGTACACATACTGCATATAATCCACAAGATCATCTAAGGTAGATTCGGAGCTATTTTCATGGAAAATATCGGTCATCGAGCCAAGAAAAACGCGCTTTGGACCCTCTGGCAAAGTATCCAAGCAGCCCCATCCTTCATGGTTTATCTGTCCTGTCCACTTCCCGCAGGCATCGACCACACCAGCATACTTCTTCGCCGTCTTCGGATTCTTCGCCAGCCGGGCGGCGAACTTCTCGGCGTAGCAGTTCTCGCATCCGGGGCTGCATTTTGTGCAGCCCACTGTGGGGTTGATGGTGCAATCGCACCATCCTATGCTATTGCTCATGGCGTCTCTCCATCCAGTTTTCCGCCGTTGATGTACGCCTGCCAAAAGGCGTCAGCCGTGGGCCAAAAGCTCCGTTCCCGGTTCGGTTGCCACCATCGTTTGACGGCGTGTTCAAATACACGCCACATACCCGGCCAACGCTCCATGCTGGCGCGGAGGCGTTGGCGTGAGCCGAAGATGAAGGGGCACACCACGCAACCGATGCGGGCAAAGCCCTCGTCATAGAGCGAGGGATACGACAGTCGTTGCGAGTCAATAAATTCCCAGACGGCCCACTCCGGCCATAAGAAGATCGGCTTGAGTAGCACCTGGTTGCTCCGATAGTGGTCAATGCGCGGCCTGCTCGCGCGCCGTGCGCTTTCCTCGGCCCGGATGCCCATGAGCCGATATTTCATCGGCACGTCCTTGGACGGGGCCTTCTTCAGCAGGTCACAGCACCAGCGTTGCGTCCGCATGGGCGGCATCTTGCGCTGGATCAGCGCCCAAAAACTTGCTCTCGGATAGAGCCACGTCACCGCCGGGTATTCCCGCCGGATGAAGCGCATGACTTCCGGCGGGTCGATCCGGGTGCATGAGTAAAAGGCCCGATGCTTAACGCCCGCGAGGCGGCACAGCGCCAAGGTTGTGATGCTGTCCTTCCCGCCGCTGAAGCCGACAAAATACCCTTCCCCCGGCTCGTGCGCCCGCAGGAAGTCGATACTTTCCCGGATGTAATCCCCGAGGTCATAGCCAGGCAGGCTTGCTTGGCGGGTGGTGCCTATACGCATGGATAGCCCCTGCTCCCTTCACCAATTTTCCGGGTCGGCACAGTCTGCATCCCCGAAGCAGCACACGCCGCAAAGCTCGGTATGCTCAATGCTGCCGTCCGGGTTCACGATGTCCACAGTTGGCTTGCTGCCGCAGTCGGTACAGACGATTCCGTAATTGGGCTTGGCGGTGCTGATTTTTTCGCTCACAACGTACCTCGTGTATTCGTGCATAGAGCGGGGGCGCGGGTCGGATCTGAACCGACATTACACCTGGTTTTACGCGCGCAACCACCGTCTGGTCCGCACCCCCGCTCAATCCTCCCCGCGTCCGGGGACGCGGGAAGTCAGAGAGGAGGATCACAGCTTTTTGAATGTCGTGCAGCCGCATCCGGGGCATATTTTCTTGCGGGAGACGAGGCCGCACTTGGCGCACTCGCGGGGCGGCTTACCGTCTGAAAGGCGCTCGCCCTTACAGCTTGAGTAGATGCGCGCGAAGTTTTTTGATTTCCGTTTTCCGCGCCATTCGGGGCGCGCCGGGTTGTCGTAGTCCTTCACTGAATGGCTCCCGTGGCCGCGCCTGCGATTTTCCCGTCGGATTCCGGGGGCGTCTCGTCCTCGGGGGCGTTGGCATCGGCAGAATTGGCGGCAATGACCCAATAATCGTCAGCGTCCTCCGGCGCGCCCTGGTATTCGGGGTTGCGGCTGCACCCGCTGCACGGCGGCATCTTGACAGACATCGTGCGGTAGTTGCACGTCTTGCACTCGCGCCGGGCCGTCCAGTTGTCCGTTCCGCCCTCCACGGCCTGCGCGCAGGTGGCGCACTCCTCGGACTGCCCGGATTCCTTGTCGAAAAGATGGGCACAGTCAACGCAGGTGTGGCCCCATGTCATGGGCGTGGCGGTGGGGATGTCGTGACGCTTGCGGGGATCCTCGCCGAGCGGTGCGGCGCCGCCCGGCGCGCTCGTGAACAGGGTGGGATGCTTTTCCTCGGCGGTCATGGGGCGGCGGAAAAGCTCCACGCCATCGTCGCAGGCGACGAACACAAGTTCCTCCGTGTTCCAGTCCTGGAGTACGTCACATTCCACCAGCACCGGCTCGGATTTCCCATCGCGGAAGGCTTTGGCGGCATCGGAGAGGATCGTCTGCTGCAACTCGATCTTGGCCTTGAATTCTTTGCGGATGCCCGCAAGCTCGTCCTCAAAATCGTCAATCTGCTGTTGAGCCTCGGCCATGCGGTTGCCGAGTTCCAGCTTTTCCTCGTCGCCCAGGGGGAAGCTCCGCTCGAATTTGTCCTTGCGGAGCCATGTCACGCCCTTGTCGGCGTGGGGGGCGTCCGGGCCCACAAGGCCAGCGGCCATAGCGGCCAGAAGGTTGACGTGGCAAAGCAGGGTGTCGCCCTCGCTGATGCTCTCGGCGTCGTGGGTGAAGTCCGCCATACTGAGTTCGCAGGGCTCGCCGCCTTCGACCTTGACGGTGGCGCTTTCCCCGTCCTCGGAGAAGGCAATGATGGTGAGCGTGATGTCCACGGTGCGGTCGGCATCGAGGACGAGGTTGTTGCTTCCTTCAGGGAAGGCATCGGGGGCGTCCTCCTCCCCCGGCTCCGAGGTGGCCGAGGCGCCGCGCTGTGCCCGCTGCGCGTATGCGCCGCCGTCACCGTCGGAAAGCCCTTTTTCCTTGGCGAGCCAGTCGGGGACGCTCACCGTAACCACGTCCCCGCGCTCGCCGTCGTAGCTGATCTGGCTCTTGGGCAGCCAGTATTCGTCATCGTCGATAATGAGCAGGATCGCGTCCTCGGTCTCCTGCACGAGCTCGCCCTTGATCTCCCACATTTCGGGGTTGGGATAGGGCAAGGCTTCTGCTTTTTTCCGGGCCATGATGCCTCCTTATTGCTTCCGCACGGCAAATTCCGTGCAGAGGTTCTTGAGTTTGTTGAGGGCGAACCTTACGGCGCCCTCGTTTTCGGCGCTGAACCGCAGGATGATGGAAAGGGAAGTTTCCGGGGCGGCTTGGGCCGTCTGGGCGCTCGGCGTTGCGGCGGGAGCTTGGCGCGCCGCCTGGGCATTGGCAGCCGCTTGGGCGGCCTGCATGATGCCCATGGTTACGTCGGTGAGCGGGGTTTCAAGATTGAGGTTCCCCTGCGACATGAACTGCGCCACGGTGAGGGCCGTGCCATATTCGGCATTGGCAGCTTTCACGGCCTGCTCAATGGCGGACGCCCGCTCCGTGCGGGCCTGTTCCGCCTGCTTGCGGGCCGCTTCAGACTGGATGCGCTGCTCAATGATGTCGCGAACGGCCTCCCGGACGGCCTTGAGCGTGGTTGACTTGTTCAGCCAGCTTTCCTGTATGGGGATGGGGAAAGGGGCAACGCGCGCGGAGGCGGCTTGCAGTTCCTCGTCAATGATTGGCTGCACCTTCCCGCGCTTTTCCTCGCGCTCCTTCTCCGTGAAGGCTTTTACCTGTGCGCCGAGGGCGGCATAGGTTCGGTCGAAAATGGCGCAAATCTTTTTGACCTGCGCCTCAAATTCCTTCACAGGGGCCTCAATCTGCCTCTTCGCCTCCTTTCGCGCATTATCGAGGCGTATCTTGAGGGCGTTGATCTCGGCCATTTCCTTTTTGATGCCCTTGACCTGATCCTCGGACACAATAAGGCCCTCATACTTCGACATGAGGGCCTTGGCTTGCTCCTCAAGCCCGGCATAATTGAAGCTGATTGCGGGCGCTCGCGTCCGCATGTCGAACGCCTCGTCGGTCATGGGGACTTTTTCCAGTGCAAGGACATTTTCCTGCGTCACGTCCATCAGAAACCTCCATCCCATTCAGGGCAGCCCGGCCTATCCTTGCAGTTCATGCACACGCTCTCGTCAACAATGCGCGTGGAGCCGTCCTTGTTCGGGCGCGGACACTGGAAGGTCGGCATTTCCTGGGGAGCTTGCGGCGTCGGGGCCGCTTCCGGCGTGGGCGTTGCAGACAGGGCGGCCTGCTGCGCCTGCTGGTGTGGTGTGTCATTCCCCGCCTGCTTCGGCGCGGCTTCGGGCTCGGCGCGCTGCTCTGGCGACGCCTTCACGGCTTCCGTGGGGGCCTCCACTTCAGCCGGGGTTTCCGCCACCGTTGCGGCCTCGCCAAGAGGTGCCCGCAGTTCATCAAGCTCCATCGTGAACCCACCGTGCTCAGTGGGTTCCAAGGTGATGGTGGCATCCCTGACTTCTTCCGCCGTTTGCAGTCCCATGAAAAGCTCTGGGGCATACAGGCGTCCAAAAAAGGATGCGGCGCGGTATCGGAGCATCACGTCAGGCATTGTCTGCCATTTGGAACCGTTTTTGCCGTACCATCCTTCGGCAACCGCCATTTCCATGGTTATTTCGGGGCCCGTGAGCTTTTCACCGGTAGCCTTTTCGATTGCCCACGCGGTGCACGATTTGGCCCGAATGATCGCTTTATGCTCAACTTCTTTGCGCTGTCGATTACCTTGGGGGCCGGACCATTCCTGTGTTTTCCAAGTGATCTGTTTTTCGCCATTGTCCTCGCAGGTGAATCGAAGCGGGCTGAACTTGCCGCAGGCGTTGATGGCAGCAATGATAAACTGACTCGACCAGCCGGGCCTGCCCTCCACGATGTAGAGGTTCTGCATGATCATCAAAGGATCAGCGCCTATGCGCTGGGCCATGTTCAGCGCAAGGACGCAGTTCGACAGCGCATTGGGGTTTTTGACCATTTCTTTTCCACCCCTGCTGTCCTTTTTCTCGTATTCTTCCCGATACTGTGGGGGGACGAGGGTGCTACGGGAAAGCATGGTTGCGGCTCGCTGCATGAGAGTGAAGCCACCAGCGGAAAAGAAGCTCATGGGGGTATCGGGGGGCAGGTCTTTTGTTGCCGCTTTCAGAGCCGCAAGGCTGGTAGCATTGCCACTGGGCGATGGCGCATTTGGGATCAGGCTCATTACTTCCTCCACCGGCATCCGGCATGGGCCGGGCAGTATTTGGGGTTGCAGAGTTGGGAGCGGGGATTGCCGTAAAAGTTGCCGCTGTGCAGCATGGTTGCGGCATGGCGCAGCAGGCCGGGGCTCTCACCATCGTCCAGAAGGATGTCGCGCGCGGCCGGGATTGTGCCGACGCCCACGCGACGCCCTTTGTCCGTCTTGGCGACTTGCAGCCCGATGATCTGGGCCGGGGCGTCAATGGGGTGTTCAAGGGCGTGGGATGCCAAGACCTCATACACGGCTATCTGCGCGGCATGGCCCTGGGTCTTGACCGTGCCGTCAGCGGCCACGGCGGTCTTGCCCGTCTTGATGTCCACAATTCCGAATCCGTCATCGGTTGCGCGCACTCGGTCAACGGTGCCCGTGAGGGTGAGGCCGATGTCGGTTAAAGTGAGGTTTTCGCAGAGGGCTTCCACGGCCACATACTCTTGGCGGGGCGCTATCTCCCGGCAGTAGAGGCCGTGCAGCGGGAGGGCCATGCGCTCCACCTCGGCGGCGGAAGTGTCCTCCCAGTCCACATCCTCACGCGGATGCTGCAAAGCATCCACAACGGCCCCTGCGGTCTCGTCTGCGGTGAGGGGATTGCCGTCCAGGCGGCTCTGGTCATAGAGCGCCGTGCCCGCATGGACGGCCGTGCCAAGCTGCGCCGCTGCCGAGCGCGGCAGGCGCAGGTTGCGGATGTGCTTCGCCTCCCAGCGGGCCGGGCAGTCAAAAAGCTCTCCCAGGGAGGATGCACGGATGGGGATGGGGGTCATCATTGGAGCCTCCTGCTGGCCGGAATAAAAAGCGCGTCATAGAGGCGCGTCTTGCCGAGGGCGCGGAGCCATTCAAGGAACTCCGCGCGGGGCATAATGATGGTGGCTTCGCGCCCTGTGGCGCGGTCACGGGCTATGAACACGAACATGGGGCCTCCATGAGCGCGTCATCGCGCCGCTGCTCGTAAAGGGTGTCGCAGAGGGAGTCGCGCCCGCTGTCGTCCAATGCTTCGCAGTCCTCGGCTTCCAGCGGGCACAGTACGCGGCGCGGCTTGCGGCACTCGCCGAAGGAGTCCTCATAGTAGCAGGTGCCGGTGTAGCACATGGGCGCCTCCTATCCCACCGCGAAGGCGGAGTTGCTGACGCCGAGCCTTTTCCAACGGATGCAGGAAAGGCGGTTGAGCCGCTTGAGCAGGTGCTCCTCAAGGTCAGTGGCATTGCGTTCCCCGGCCCAACGGAGCGCGTTGTCGAGCCACGTTTGCGCCACATGGGCCGTGGCCGGATAGCATTCGGCCTCATAGGCGAGCACGTCGGCCCGCTCCCGGATGAAGTTTTCAAGGGTCATGATCCCCTCCAAAAAAAGAGGGCCGGAGCATGAGCCCCGGCCCGTGGTGGTCTGGTAGGTGTTTTTACGCGGGCGCCAGCTCGATCCTCGCGGGCACCATGCCGCACCGCCCGCGCCCGGTGGGTTCCCCGTTCTCGTCCAGTTCATCAATCCACGCCGGGCATTTCCAAGGGACGCAGTTCCTCGACTCGTCCGGGAAGGGCAAGGGGAACAGGCAGCGGAAATTTTCGTAGGCTCTATCCTTCTTGAAAATGGTGTACCTCTCGGCCATAGCGTTGCTCCTCGGTGTTATGGTGTCGTGGGAGGGGTTACGCGGCGCGTTCCGCGAGCCAGGCGTCGCGCTTGGCGCGGCACTCCTCAAGGGTCGGCGCCGTGCAGGAGAACAATTCACCGTCCAGCGCCCGGTAGTCGTACTGGCACCTCTTGTGCGCCTTGCGATCCCGCGACAGGCGCGCGGGGACGGTGTACTCTTCATACTGTTCCTGACCGGGGCGGACGTTCTGCGGATTGAGGGACATATTGCATCTCCTGGGGGTTGAAATTTGGCAGCCGCAGCAGGACTCGAACCTACGGTGTCGGGGCCAAAACCCGATGCCTTACCTCTTGGCTATGCGGCTGTGTGGTGGCGGCGACAGGACTCGAACCTGTAACACTCCGGTTATGAGCCGGGGGCTCTGCCTATTGAGCTACGCCGCCTTGGTGGAGCCAACGGGGATCGAACCCGCAACCGGCGGCTTGCAAAGCCGCTGCTCTCCCGATTGAGCTATGGCCCCTTGTGGTCGGAGCGGCGGGGATCGAACCCGCGACTTCCTGCTCCCAAAGCAGGCGCGCTACCGCTGCGCCACGCTCCGATTTTTTGGCAAAAGAAAAGGCCCTCCGGGGAGTCGAAGGGCCGAAATGTCATGACAGGCTAGAACGCCGGGGCAACAAACTCCCACCTGCCAAACCGATTGAACCGGGAGTCGATACACTGAAGCCAGCGGCGCACGAACATGATGGTGCCCTTGGCATCGGCCAAGTAAATGTTCATGCCGTCCTCCCGCAGCGCGTATGCCTTGCGCTTGGCGGCGGCGAGGCTATCAGCCTCAATACGGATGGGATCGTCCTCAAACCACGAATTGTCACTGGCGCGGGAAACCTGATAGGTTGCCATTGTCCTCTCCTTCTTTGATTTTTGCTTCAATCCGGCCCGCAACGGGGGTTGCGAGCCGTCAGAAACAAAATTCGCTGTGGGGTTTCACGGGCTGCTCGTATCTGGCGTCCACCCGTGCGGCGCTCTCGTCGCCACCGCCCGCCGCCTCTCGGCCTGCGCTCTCGCAGAGCGCCATTCTTGCGGGAAACCCATGCTATTGGGCTGTTGTCTTGTTCTTCGTGATGCGATTCTGTGTGCTTCCCGCCCTTTTCGCGCCTCGTTCCAGCTTGCGGGGGCGGCTCTTTTCCGGCCCCACCGAGCTCGTAGTCCCGGCCTCCCTGCCGCGCAGGCGGTTGCTGCTGGTTCCTGGTTCGTGGCTACTTTGATCCGTGGATCGCGTTCGCCGCCATTCCCCGTTGGCAGCTCCATAATGGCAGAAATTCTGCTAGTGCGCAAGAAAAAAATAGCAGTTTTTCTGCTAGAGAAATATGGCGGGAAATGAATTGACTTTGGCTCAGTCGATCAGTGGGTAGGGAACGAGATGCGCTATGAACTGGTTGGCATTAGCGGACGCGCGCGTAGGTATCTGCGCTCTGGCAGGCGGAAAGTTGGGTATGTCGGCAATGGTACAATGGGTACTGCTGGATATTAATTAATAAGGTATGGTCTATAATCATGCCTTTTGCTATTGACTTTATCCTCAATATAAAAGTTTTTTATTTTAATTGATGAAAGAATATTATTTATAATCGGAGCAAATAAATTTTTGTATTGTTTTATATAGCTATACCTAATTTTTATAAATCCGTCATATACTGGAAGAATTATTGACGAAATAGATTCAACTGTATTTCCAAATCTCCTATCAAAAGAGGTGAGTATGCCGATTATGTTATCTATATGCACCTCTTCAATGTGAATACTGATTATATCTATCCCCATATTGTGCTTGGAGTTCAATTCTTTTGCGATAGCTACAGAACTCAATCTAAACTTAGAAAAATTTTCATCAGCAAATATTATATTATGTGTATATTCTTCCGTCTCTTTTGGGTTTGCCTTTTTTATACTTATACGGAAGCTGGCAACTTCTGATCCGTCCTCAAGGCGGCATACACTTCCATACAATACTTTATTATTTCTTTGATTTATTCCTGTTAGGGCTTCCGTCTTATTGTACGCCTGTGTCAATAGCTGGTTGGAAACTTGTCTCCAGCCTTTTGGCATTGTGAGTGAGATGCCGTAGCCAATGGTTTCCTCCTCACCTGACGAGGGGAAAACCGTAGCAGGAAGCAATAGCAGGAAGAAAAGTACTGATACGACTACTCTCATGCTACTGTTTGATTTTGGAGTACGGAATGACCAGAAACGCCTTGTTTTTCTGTGTGTCCAGTGAGCGCCTTTCCCTTTTCTGAGGGGGGAAACTCTGCGGGTACATCTATTTTCATGAGGCGTCCCTGCACCATCCCACACACATCGGACATGGAAACGCCAAGAGCTTGAGTCAGCAAAACAGCTTCCTCAATATTTAGCCGTTTGGGGTTCTCGTCATCGTTTCTCATTTTCCGCCAAGCGGTAGCGGCTGACTTTTGATGCGGCCACGCCATGCGCGCTAGCTGCGCATCATTGATCTGCCTTTGGGCGGCGATCTCGGATATAATCTGGACGAACATCCTTTCGTATCGGTACGCATCCATTTGTCTAATTCACTTTATTTTATGCACTTTTTCAACGACAGATTTTTTGCTTCCATCACTAGCAGAAATACTGCTATTATCCCCCGTAAGGAGCGACTATGGAACTCACTCTCGAACAGGCGTTTGAAGTTTTGAGGTCTAAGTGCGGGAACCATGTAGCCGCCGCCCGGTTTTTGGAACTCGCCCCAGGATATTACCGGGCGTTGAGGAATGGGCACTCGCGCATCAATAGGCGCATGGAAAACCTGATCATCCTCAAGGCCATGACCGCCGCCCAGGACTTGCCTGCCCCGGCCCCTGTGGAAAGCGTAAGCCAGCCGCAGCAAGCCGTCACCGGGTAAAGATGGGGGTGATTTACCATGCCGGACTATCAGAACATGTCGGCCATAGGGGCCGTGCGCCACGCCAAGGCCGTATCAGGCATGACGGTGGAGCAGATTGCCAAGGCTGCTGACATGCCCGCGTCCACCATACGCCACTATCTTGAGCGCAATTCGGGGTATGCACCCACGCTGGAACGCATCCCGATCTTATGCCGCGCCATGGGCAATGAGGTGATTGTCCAGTGGATCGAGGCGCAGCTTGACGTGCCGGAGGCTCCGCCCGCACGGAGCCGGGCGGAAGTTCTGACGGCCATGGCGCGCGCCGCTGCCTGCATGGGAGACGCGCAGCGCGTCCTTGCGGATAGCGAGGGCAGGGGGATTGATCCCGCCTGCGCGCGCGACGTGCGGAGCCTCCTCGGCGACGTGATCGCGGAATGCCGCCAAGCTCAGGCCAGCCTGGCCGAGCAAGCAAGTTACCGGGATATGACCGAGGTGGCCCCGCTTGCCTCGGTTCGACGCAATGCGCCGTGGTGGGGGAGGTTTTGGAGATGGTGAAATCCTTGGCTACCAGCAATTTTTGGGAAGTGGCGCTCAGAATGAGTGACGCCTCGCCGGTGTATTATCGCCACCTCGGCGACGCCGTTGACATCATCGACCCCGAAACGGGCGAGATGCAGTCGGCTCCCCTCAAGATTTTTCAGGCGCGGTACTGCACCCTGTACCAGCAGATGCCCGACAGCCTGCGCGCGAAGGCGCGGGAGGTGCCGAGCTTTCGAGAGTGGCAAGCAGGGCGCGGCCAGACGGGAGGGAGTAATGGATAGCCGCACACGCAAGAGGTATCTGGCGCAGGTCTCGGCTATGTCACACCTCCTGCAACGCCATTACAGCGCGTTGCCCAAAGGAAAGAGCTACGCGGACATCCTGAGCGAAGGAGTGGCCGCGGACCTCTCCCTCGGCCTTGAGGAGGTGCGCCGCGAGACCGTGCGGCAATGCGTAGTCCCTGAGCCTATCGTGGTTGACCTCGACAAGCTCCAAGCAGCGGATATGCCGCCGATGTCCGCAGATAGCCTGCCGCTCCCTAGCGATCTGTGGGGCATCGGGCGCGGCCTGCCTGTGGGGGATATGTGATGCAGGGTCTTGTGGTTGACCTCTTTGCGGGCGGGGGCGGCGCCTCAACTGGCCTTGCCTGGGCACTTGGGCGCGACCCGGACATTGCGATCAATCACGATGCCGAGGCGCTGGCGCTCCACGCTGCCAACCACCCGCACACCCAACACCTGCAAAACGACATCACGCGGGTTTTGCCTCTTGAGGCTACGGGCGGGCGAGAGGTGGCAATCCTCCACGCTTCCCCGGACTGCACCCATTTCTCGAAAGCCAAGGGAGGCAAGCCCCGTAGCCAGCACATCCGCGATCTGGCGTGGGTGGTCATCCGATGGGCCGAGGATACCCATCCGACTTTGATCACTCTGGAAAATGTGGAGGAGTTCCAGACGTGGGGGCCATTGGATCGGGACGGCCACCCCATCAAGGCGCAGGCCGGGCAGACCTTCCGGGAATGGACGCGCCGTTTGCGCCGCCTGGGCTATCAGGTGGAGTGGCGCCTGCTGCGCGCCTGCGATTACGGCGCCCCAACTACGCGCAAGCGCCTGTTCATCGTCGCCAGGTGCGACCGTGGCCGCATTGCATGGCCACGGCCCACGCATGGGGCCCCGGAGTCGCCAGAGGTGCAATCCGGCAAGCTCCTGCCTTGGCGCACGGCGGCGGAGTGCATTGACTGGCACATTCAGAGCCGGAGCATCTTTGACCGCGCAAAACCGTTGGCGCGCAATACGCAGCGCCGGATCGCTGAGGGCTTGCGGCGGTATGTATTTCAGGCCGTACAACCCTTTGTCATCTCCTACTATGGCGCTAAGGCCGAGAGTGATTTTCGCGGTCAGACGTTGCATCGGCCACTCCCCACCCAGACCACCGAAAACCGCTTTGGGCTCGTCTCGCCCGTGGTGATCACCAATACCACAGGCCACGCCCCGAAGTCCGTTGATACCCCGCTGCCCACCGTGACCACGGGCAAGCAGCAGCTTGTGGCCGGGGCAATCATCAGCCCCAATCATGTTGCGCCGAAGTATACGCCATTTCGCGGACAGGACATCAAGGGGCCGCTGCGTACCATCACGCGCGCGCCGGGTTTTGCCCTTGCCTCGCTGCGCACTGTGCCCTTCGTGCAACACGTCCAGCACGGAAGCGCTAAACACGGTGTCATGCCCGCCAACGAGCCATTGCGGACAATCACGGCATATCCCAAGGGCGGCGGCATGGCGCTCGTTGGCGCCACATTGGAGCGCGCAGAGGAGTCCGTGTCGGCCTGCGCCCCGTTTGTCGCCAAAAACTATGGCGGCGTCGTGGGGCATGATGTTGCCCGTCCCCTTGGCACGGTGACGACCATTGATCACCATTCTCTCGCTACGGCTTGCATGGTCAAATACTACGGCAACGAGCAGGGCGGCGTCCCTGTTTCCGCGCCGCTGCACACGATTACCAGCAAGGATCGGATGGGCCTGATCACGGCAACGCTTGAGGGCGTGGACGAGCGCGCGGCCCGGACAAGAGACTGGCTGCGCGAGTGGGGCGTCATCGGCCCGACGGACGAGCCCATCATCGGCCATGGCGCGGAGACATACCGCATCACTGACATCTGTATGCGGATGCTGGTCCCGCGCGAGCTTTACAACGCCCAAGGCTTCCCACCGGATTACAAGATCGACACGCCCTACAAGGGCAAGCCGATGTCCAAGACGGCGCAGGTGCGGATGTGCGGCAACTCTGTGCCGCCCGTCCTCGTTTGCGCGCTGGTGACGGCGAATGGCCCGCGCACATGGAAGGCAAATAAAAAAGCCCCGGTCCGAGGTTCCGGGGCAAAGGTGGGCAGCCGCCCGAACAAAAGAGAGTTGAGTATGAGCAAAACCACGCCCGGCGTCAAGTTTTACCCGCTGATTTTCAGCGGTGACATGGTATGGGCAATCAGGCAACGCAAAAAGACGCAGACCCGCAGGCCGTTGCGTCAGCAGCCCGTGGGGACGGTTATCCGTCTCGGGGATAATGAGTTCCGGGACGAGGAAAACCTCGTTTTCCGTCCACCCGTGCGCCCCGGAGATATTTTCTGGGGCCGGGAGGCATGGCGCGAATTGCCCGACGGCAGGATTGCCTACGAGTACGGCGGCGAGGTTTACCGCTGGCGCGTGGGGCCGGACGGGCGCCGCTACTACCTCTTGGACGGCTACCTGAGCAGTTACTGCCTCTGTACCACCAATGGGCCACGCTTTAGCCCGGACAGCCTCCCCGGCAAGTGGCGTCCGAGCATCCACATGCGCTTTGAGATCGCGCGCATCTTCCTGCGCGTGGAGGGTATCGACCTCGCGCGCGTACAGGACATCACTGAGGCCGACGTCAAAGCCGAGGGCATGGAAGCGGTGTGCCGCCGGGACTACTTCGCCTTTGTCTGGGATCGCCTGTACGGGGCCAGCAGCGATAACTCTTGGGAAAATAACCCTTACGTCTGGACATACACGTTCCGGCCAATCAGCGTTGAGGAGGCGTCAAAATGCGCGATTATGCCACAGTAGCCCCGCAATTCTGGTCGGGAGAGACCGGGCGCGCCCTTCGGCGGGCAGGCCCGAATACATTGCTTGTGGCCATGTACCTCATGACGACGCCGCACAGCAACGCCTTTGGCTTCTACTACATGCCTCTCATGTACCTTGCGCATGATCTCAACATGAGCGTTGGGGAAGCTGCTGAGGCTATGGAGTATTGCGTCAAGTCCGGGTTCTGCGAGTACGATTTCGACGCGGATGTCGTCTGGGTGCGCAATATGGCGCGGTTCCAGATCGGGGAAAAGATCAGCCCGAAGGACAATCGCGCCGCCTGGGTAGCGCGCGAGTGGGCAAAGCTCCCCAAGTGCGATCTGCTGGCCGAGTTCCGGGCGCAGTATGCCGAGGCTTACGGCATGGCCGATAGTCCCTCGGCAACGGGCGAGCAAGGGGGAGGGCAAGTCCCTTCCAAGCCCCTTGGCAAGCCCCTTCCCCACGAGTCGGGAAGCCCCTTACCAAGCCCCTTGGCAAGCCCCTCGGCAACGGGCGAGCAAGGGGAGGGGGTAGCCCCTCCCCCTGAACATGATCATGAACATGAACAAGATATTAAGAATATTAAAATACACATAGGGGAGACTGTGAATGAAAGACGCGCGCGTTCCCCAGAGCGCCGCGAGGAGGGGGGAGGGGACGCACCCGCGTCAGTCTCCCAGGATGATCCCGGCATGGAGTTCGTGGAGCTCCGGGAACTCTACAGCAGGCTAATGCGCGCCGAAGGCCCGCGAGCAGGCTTTGCCGAGTACAAGCAACTCAAGGCTGCCCGTCAGTGGCCTGGCATTGCGCGGATAGCCGAGGACATATCGGCCCGGAAGGAGGCAGGGGTATGGAGCCCAGGCTTTGAGATCGGCCTTGGGCGATACCTGCGTGAGCAGACATGGCTTGCGCCCGTCACTGGCCGCGCGCAGACGGCAGCATCCGCGCCGACGGAACACCAGCGGCGGCAGCAGGAATCGCGAGAATTGGCAAGGACACGACTGGCAATGCGCGAGAGTGAGCGGGAGGCGAAGAATGGAACGAGAAGCATTGCGTCGTAGGCTGCTCGTGCGCCTTATCGACGCCGAGATGGTCTATCGCACCGGGCGGAGCCAGGAAGAGCTTGCCCTGCTGGCGGACATCTTTGCCGACGATCTGGCGGGCGAGGATGCCGAGACCATTGACCGGGCCTTCGCCGCACACCGCCGGGGCAGCACACGCTTCCCGACTCCGGCCCACATCCTTGCGATTATCCCGCAATGCCGGGCGCAGCGTCACGACTACGCGGCCCTGCCTATGGAGGGCGAAGGCACGAGGACGCCGGGTATCGGCATGGTTGTGACCCGCGCCCTTCGGGGAGACATGGAGGCAAGGGAGAAAATGGCCCGCCTCATGGGGCGTGCAATGGGCGTTCAGGCGGTGCGGCAATGAGCATGGAGCAGGCAATGTTCCCCGGCTGTGAGCACCAGCCCCGGCGCAATGATACGCCCACGGGCTCCATATCGTTTTTCTTGTCCTGCATCCCCACGGCGCAGCAGCGGGCGCGGCACATGACCAAGGGCGGCTTCCACAGGACGTATAAATCAGAGGCGCAGGAGGCCAACGAGCGAACCCTGGAAGCCCTGATGCTCAAGTGGGTGCCCGACGAGCCGATGGACGGCACACTCCAACTGGCCTTTCAGGCGATCTTCCCCGTCCCAAAATCTGTGTCCGGGCGCGAGCGGGCGGCAATGCTGCGGGGCACGATAGGGCACACGTCAAAGCCCGATCTGGACAACCTCGCCAAGCAACTCAAGGACTGCATGACCCGTCTCCGTTTTTGGCGCGACGATAGCCAAGTCGCCCGCTGTATCATCGGCAAGGAGTATGGCGAGAGGCCGGGCTGGGTTGTGGCTGTTTCTCGGATCGCAGAGGAGCGCCGTCGGCGCAAGTGAGGCCAACATGGGCAGACTGACAGCCGCACAATGGGAGCAGGCGCGGGCCGATTACGAGGTGCGCGGCATAAGCCTTGGCGACGTGGCCCGGACATACGGCGTGGCAACCAGCAGCGTATCCCGCAAGGCAAGAGCCGAGGGCTGGATACAGGGCCGTTTGCAAGAGGTGGTCGAAAAAAAAGTCGCAGCCGTCAAGGAAATCGCGCAAATCGAAACGCAAACGCAAGACCTCCCGTTGCGTATGCGGCACACGATCCAGAGCGTGGTTGAGGAGCGGCTACAGGCCGAAGGCATGATTGCCGGGTGGGACGTGGCCATGGCCGTCAAGGGCACCGAGCTTGCCCGCGCGGCAACGAGCGCGCAGGAGCTTGAGACCTTGGCGCGCGCCCGGCGCCACCTTGACCCGCATCCTCGTGGCGCGGCTCCGGCCACGCAAAGCACGTCGGTCATCGTCAACCACCAGACCCAGGCCACGGCGGGAGCGGTAGCAACTGCCGAACCGCCCACGCCAAAAGCCGACGATGCCGTACGCGCGGCCTTGCGCGGCGATATGGCCGGGGACGAGGACTGATGCTTTTCGCGCGCGCCACAGATGCCGAGCGAGACGAGATACGCCGCGCCTGCGAGCAAGACCTGCTCGCCTTTACCGCGCTCATGTTCCAGGCCCGCATGGCGCAGCCCTTCCTCGTCAACTGGCACCATGAACGCCTGGCCGATGCCCTCATGGCCGTGTACCGGGGCGACATCCGCAATCTGCTGGTCACGATGCCGCCCGGTGGAACCAAGACTGAGCTTTGCGTCATTCATTTCATGGCGTGGGCCTTCGCCCGGAGCCCGCATTGCCGCTTTCTCCACCTCTCCGGCTCGGACGAGCTTGCAAGCCTCAACTCGGCCACGGCCAAGGAAATCATTGAGCTTGAGGAGTACCAACTGCTGTGGCCGCGCGTCATCCGGCGCGACACGCGCGCCAAAAAAAGGTGGAACATCGAGCTTTACGGCCACACGGCGGGCGGCGTGTACGCCACCAGCACGGGCGGGCAGGTTACGGGCTTTCGCGCGGGCTACATCAGGGCGGGGTTTTCCGGGGCGATCCTCATAGACGACCCGCTCAAAGCTGACGACGTGTGGAGCGCGGCCAAGCGTGAGCAGGCCAACCGCAAGTTGACGGGCACGATCCGAAGCCGCCGCGCGGACTCGGAACACACGCCCATAATCCTGATCATGCAGCGGCTCCACGAGGACGACCCGGCAGGTCACGCCCTCGCGGGTGATTTTGCCGTGGAGTTTGAGCACTTGGAGATTCAGGCAGTCCTGGACGAGGGGACAGACCACGAGCGCAGCTATTGGGAGCGCAAGGAGAGCCTTGCCAGCTTGCAGGCGCTACGCGACCGCGACCCGTACACGTTTTATGCCCAGATGCAGCAGAGGCCCACTCCTCCCGGCGGCGCCATGATCAAAAGCGACTGGATAGGGCGGTATGAGGCGCTACCGACGGGCAAGCATGACCTGTTGATTGTGGCTGACACGGCCCTCAAGACAGCCGAGCGCAATGACTACTCCGTGCTGTCCCTGTGGCTGTTTGACGGCGAGAGCGTGTTTCTGGCGGACGTGGAGCGCGGCAAGTGGGAGGCGCCCGATCTTTTGGAGCGCGCCAAGGCGTTCCTCCTGCGCCATAGGCCACGGAGGCCGAGCCAGTACAAGGTGCGCGGCGTAGTCATTGAGGACAAGGCCAGCGGTACGGGCCTCATACAGACCTTGCGGCGGGATACGGCCCTGCTGGACATGCCCATCATTGCCAAGCAGCGGAGCGCGGACAAGGTGAGCCGCGTCAACGACGTGCTGCCCTTTATTCGCGCGGGCCGCTTGGTTGTGCCCGTCTCCGCGCCGTGGCTTTCGGCATACCTGGGCGAGCTTGCAGCCTTCTCCCCGGCCATGACCCACAAGCACGACGACCAAGTGGACGTGACGGTGGACGCGCTCGACGAGTTTTTACAGCACGGCGGCGGTATGAGCCGGGGCATGGATCTTTCGTAGGGGGGGGAGGGTATCAATGGCACGGGTGCGGTTGCTGAGGGATATAATCACTGGCGAACGGTATTTCCGCGACCTTTCATCGGGCATGTGCTTTCGGCGCATAACGGGCGCGCTTGCGTGGCCAGTGGAGGACAAGCCCGGAGCCCTGATTGTCCTGGGCGAGACTCGCTCCACGCAAAACGCCCTCGGCATCGGGCGGCATGATGTCCATGTCCTTGAGGAGCGGACGCACGACGACGTTTCAATGCTGCTGGCCTACATGGGGCACATGGCCGACGATTGGCTTGTGCGGATATGGGCTACGCCCGTAGCGGACAAGCGGACATACATGCTGGACGATCTTGCGGCTGACATGCGGGCTATTCGCCGCATGGCTCCACGATACGCCGACCCACAGGGGTGGAGCGGCAAGGGGGAGGGGCTGATGCCGTTCTACCACGGCCTTGTCCAACGGCGCACCATCAGCGAGAAAACCCTGTTCTTCGGCGAGGGCAGTGAGGCAGCGGTGCAGATAGGAAAGTTGGATCCAGAAGACGCGAGCCGCAAGCCGACGGATTTCCCGGCGGCTGCCGCTCTCTTTTTCGCGCTGGCCGAGGTGGATGTCACGCCATACCGAGAGACGCGGGACCGTGAGGAGTACCTTTCCGGCCCCGCGGATCTCGTGGGGGGGTATTGATGACGGCGGACATGACCAAGAACAATGGCAGCTCCACGCCTTTGAATTCCGTACACCTGCGGAACACTAAGGAGATTGCGCAGGTATTCGGCGTCAAGGCCGCAACTGTCCGGCATTGGCGTGAGATGGGCGCGCCCATCGTGCTGCTTGGGAAGAAGTACCAGGCGAACTATCAAGACCTATGGCAATGGCTGAAAAGCCGCGCCATTGAATCCGATGCGGAAAATATGTAGGCTATTCGCGTGGGCGCATCCTCCGAAAGGAGGTTACTCCCATGAAGCACTTTCTCCGGGACGTGCTCGCCGCATTGGCGGCTGCCGTCCTTGCGGCTGTGGTGGTTCACCTGTTGAACCTCTAAGGCGCAAGTAGCCCCGGCAGGAGGTGCCTCTCCCACCGGGGCGCTGAAACTTGCGATTCCACAAATCGCGGGGGATGTGCCCCAGGGCGGCGGGGTGTGCAGCACTTCGCCGCCCTTTCGTTTTTGATAGGTTCGGAACGGCGTTTTGTCAAACTCCAAAAACCTGTCAAGTAGTCCCAAGTAGGTCCTAGGTAGGTCCTAGCTAGTCCCATAGGCACTTTCCCCAAATTGCCGTGCTACGCTCCGGCCCAAAAGCAGGAGCACTCCATGGCGCGTATCCGCTACCGCAAATCCCCCGGCGTTATCGCCTCTGCCGTCCTGATTGCCGCCTTCGCCGTTGGCGGCGTCGCCTGGTACGAGGCGGAGGAGGCCGCACAACTTGCCGTCTCCACGGTTGAGGAGTTCGAGGGCTATGTGCCCGAGGCCTACCTCGACCCGGCCGGTATCTGGACAAAGTGCTACGGCGACACGCGCAATGTCCGCCCCGGCGCCACCTACACTTTCGAGCAGTGCGCGGCGAGCCTCAACGAGCATCTTGCCGAAATCGTGCGCCCCGTCTTTCGCTGCATCCCCTCCCTCTCCAAGCAGCACAGCAAGGTACAGGCCAGCTTTGCCAGCATGGCCTACAACATCGGCTCCGGCGCGTTCTGCTCGTCCTCCGTGGCCCGCTACGCCAATGCAGGCGGATGGGAGCGCGCCTGTCGGCGCATGGCCCAAATCTACAAGACGGCCAAGGGAAAGGAGCTTCCGGGCCTGGTCAAGCGCCGCAAGGCTGAAAGCGAGATGTGCCTGCAAGGGCTCTCCGCCGCAAAGGAGGCCAAGCGATGATCGCCTTCATTACCCGCCTGCTTCCGTTCCTCGGGCCCCTCCTCGAAAAGATCACCGGCAAGGCCAACGGAAAGGCCGAGGAACTGCGCGCTCAGGCGGAGCTTGAGGAAATCAGGGCGTTCAAGGCCGGGCGCATCAGCCCGCGCTTTCTCCACCGCTATGCCTTGGTATTCATCTTCTCCTTTTTCGCGGCGCTGCTTCTGGCAAGCCTCTTTTTCCCTCAGTGGATAAACCGCCCAGACTTCGGGCAGTTCAGGGATTTGCTTGACCTCGGCTCGGGCATCCTGCCCTAGGAGGCGTGTTGTGGATCAGCATACCGCAGCCATCTCCGTCACGCTGACCCCTTACTTTATCGGTCTGCTCGGGGTTTTGTGGGCGATTGTCCTGGGCTTTGGCGCGTTTTGGCTCAAGCGCCTGTCCGACAAAGTTGACACCCTCATCGTCCACAAGGAGGGCTGCCTCATGATTTTTGCGGACAGGGTGGATAACGCCAAAGACCATGCCGAGCTTTTCAAAAGCCGCAACGACCACGAGCGGCGCATTGTGAGCATTGAGACGCGCCTGAAGGTACTTGAGGAGCGTAAAGGCTGATGGACGCCTCGCAGTCGTACATCCCCGCAGACGTGGCGGATGATACCCCCCAGAAGCAGGACCTCGACATCGAGGCTCTTGCCAACAGGCTGCACGACGAGTGCGACGCTGCGCAAAAAGCCCGAAGCATGGTGGAGCTCAGGTGGTTGGATGATCTGCGCCAGTACCGCGGTGTTTATGACCCGGCCACCGCGGAGCGCCTCAAAAAGTCCAAGCGGAGCCGCGTGTTTTACCGCATGACCACGAGCAAGGTGAACACCATGACGGCGCGGCTCATGGATCTGCTGTTCCCCTCCCGTTCCAAGAATTGGAGCATCGACCCTACGCCCGACCCGCTTATCCCCGACGACATCATCATGGACGAGCTCGCGGAAGAGATCGCCCCTGCCGCTGGGCAGCTCCTTCAGGAGAAAATGGCGGAGCTCACCGCGCAGAACATCATCCCCGACCCGTGGGCCATGCAGACCTTGCAGATGCAGGCGTTCCAACAGGCGGCCGCCCAGTCAAATACGCCGGAGGCCCGTATCCGCATTGCCAAGGAACGCTCGCAGGCCATGGAGCGTGTCATCGACGACCAGCTCAAGGAGTGCAACGCCAACGGCCAGCGCCGCCCAAGCTGGCCGCAAAACTGCCGGCAGGTCATCAAGTCCGCCTGCCTGTATGGCATGGGAATCCTCAAGGGGCCGCTGGTGGAGCAGGTGGAGACCAAGCGCTTCGCCCCGGCCAAGGGACTGGACGGCAGGGTGACATGGCGGGAGCAGGTGGTCTCCAAGGAGTACCGCCCGTACCACGAGGCCGTCTCGGTGTGGGACGTGTTCCCCGATCCGGGCGCCCGAACGCCCGCGGAACTGCGCTATGTCTGGCAGCTCCACATGATGACCGACCGGGACGTGCTCGAACTCAGCAACTTTCCGGGATTCGTGGGCGAGCGCATCAAGGAATACATCCGGGAAAATCCCGAAGGGGACGCCCAGCTCACCTCCTGGGAATCCCAGGTGCGCGAGCTCAACGACGACAATCTCAGCGGCGGGGCGCAACTGCTCAACCGCTACCGCGTCTATGAACGCTGGGGTTTCCTCTCCGGCGCTGACCTCGCGGCCGCGGGCGTGGAAATTCCCGAGCAGGAGCACGGCAACGTCTATCCTGCCTCCGTGTGGATGCTTGGCGACCGCATCATCAAGGCGATGGTCAATCCGCTGGAAGGCATCGACATCCCCTATTTCTTCTACCCCTACCAGCAGGACGACACCAGCTTTTGGCCGGAAGGCATTGCCTATCAGTTACGCGCGCCCCAGGCGGGCATCAATTCCGCCGTGCGGGCCATGCAGGACAATGCCGCGGCATCTTCGGGCCCTATTTACGGAGTCAACCTCGCCTATCTCGCTGACGGGGACGATCCGCGGGAGATGGAGGCCAACAGGCTCTTCCTGTTCAACAAGCACGGCGAATCCATCGACAACCTGATGAAGGCCGTCACCGTGCCGTCGTGCATTGAGCACAACCTCACGCTCACGAATTTCTGGCAACAGGGGGCGGACGAGGTGTCCACGCCCCGCTTCAATCAGGGCGACGGGAATATCGCGGGTGCAGGGCAAACGGCCAGCGGTCTCTCCATGCTCATGGGTGCCGCCAATGTCCTGCTCAAGGACCATATCAAGGACTTCGATGATTGCATCGTAGGTCCGTTCATTCGCGCCATGTTCCGCTGGAACATGCAGTGGAACGAGCGCGACGACATTAAGGGCGACTTTGAGGTCGTGGCCTCCGGCTCGCAAAGCATGGTGGCAAAGGAGGTGCGCGCACAGCAGGTGCCCGCCCTCATTACCTACATGTCCATTCCGCAGTTCGCACCGTACATCCGCGCAGAAAAGCTGCTGGAAGTGGCACTGGAACAGACTGATCTGCCCGCCGAGCGCATCCTTCGCACCGAAGAGGAGGCGGAACAATACCAGCGCGAGCAGCAGCAGGCGCAGGCCGAGGCCAATGTGCAGGCGCTGATGTCCGCGCTGGCGAGTCAGGGCATGAGCCGGGAGCAAATCCAACAGCAGATGCTTCTCTCGCTCGCACAGTTATCGGCAGCGGCAGGTGGCGGCGCGCCCCGGCAATTAGGGCCGGGAATGGGGGCGGCATGAGCGATCTTCGGACCCGCAAATCTTCGGCAATGAAAGACCTGTCCGCAGCGGCAAAGGGTACTCTGGACGCCCTTGCCGCCCTTCTGTCGGTGGAGATCGACGAAGGCCACGAGGAAATGGAGGCGGCGGACAACAACCAAAAACTGTGGAGAGCGCAGGGCCGCGTCATTGAGGCGCGGGCGCTGCTCCACGAAATCAACTCGCTCCGCGGAGCAAGGTAAAGGGGGAAACCATGAGCCAGATGCCAGAAGAACTCAACCCGCAAGGAGCGGGGACAGGGGAACCGGGCGCAACGCCGGAAGAACTGGAACAGCAGTTTGACGCAGGCTTTGACATGCCGGGCGAGGGAGAAACCACGCCGGCCGGTCAGGACACAACGCCGGGCGACACGCCGCAAGCTCTGCCGGAAACCGAACCCGCGCAGTCGGGGCAGCAGGAAGAGCCCGAGCTGGCGCCGCAGGTTCAACTGCAGCCGGAACCTCAGCCCGCTCCGCAACCACAGCCAGCGCCGGAGCCTGTTCAGCAGCCGCAGTCCGAGGAGCCGAAGCAGCTTGAAACCGTGCCCGAGGAGCTTGCCGAAGAGCTCAAGGAACTGGAGGCAATCTCCCCCGCTGCTGCCAAGCTGGCAATGGAGGACAGCGCCGAGGGCGCGGCCGTGCGGGAACGCCTGACCAATTTCGGTGCGGCCATGGCGCAGGACAGGGCGGAGTTCGTGCTCGCCCAGAGGGCGCAAGCCCAGAAGGAGGCGACCGCCGAGGCCGAGCGCTACGCGGCAGCAGTGCGGACGCACAATGACAACTTCCTGGGCACCATCAAGCGCGAGCTCCCGGACTACTACGCCTTGGTCAATGACCCGGCGCGCAAGGCCGAAGCCGCCAAGTACCAGCAGGATGTCTATGACTGGATCGGCAGCAAGCCCTACGCGGAAGCGGCGCCACTCATGGATATCGCAAAGAGCGGGCGCGACGTGAATCAAGTCGTGTCCCTCCTCAAACAATTTGAGAGCGAACGCCGGGGCGGAAAGGCCAAGCCCGACCCGACGGGCGCTCTCGCTGTTCCTGGCAGGGGCGCGCCCACCGCGCCCGCCGGTATCGGAGACAAGGACGACTTCGATGCAGGCTGGGGTTTGGAGTAATCGTCCACTGTTGAGGGTGAAATCATGCCTCCCGTTACGACCACAGGCGACATTTCCTACCGCACCGCGGGCTACATCGCCAAAAAGCTCCTGGAGCGCGCACAGCCGCTGCTGATCGTCTCCCAGTTCGGGCAGTCCAAGCCGCTGCCCAAGAACGCGAGCAAGACCATCAAGTTTCGCCGCTACGAGCATCTTTCGGCGCAGCCCAAGGCGCTCATCGAAGGTGTCACGCCGCAAGCGTCCAAGCCCACCTTCCAGGACTACCAGGCGCAAATCCAGCAGTACGGCGACTATGTGGAACTGACCGATGTGCTCACCGACACCCACGAAGACCCGCTCATCCCGGAGTTCTCAGACATTCTCGGCGAGCAGGCGGCCGAGATGATCGAGCGCGTCACCATCGGCGCGCTCATGGGTGGCACGAATGTCTACTTCTCCGGCGAAACGGGTGGCACCCTCGCAACGTCGCGCGCGGGCGTCAACAAGCCGCTCACCCTGTCGCTTCAGCGCCGGGTTGTGCGTGGCCTCAAGCGGCAACTCGCGCAGCAGATCACGGCCGTTGTGAGCCCGTCCCCCAACTTCGCAACCTTCGCCATCCCGGCCTCCTATGTCGCCGTGTGCCACACCGACCTCGAGGCCGACATCCGCGAAATGCCGGGATTCGTACCCACCGAGAAGTATGGCAGCCGCGTTGCCATGCGCGGTGAGATCGGATCCGTGGAGGGCGTCCGCTACTGCACCACGACGCTCATGGAGCCCTTCCTCGATGCCGGGGCCGCGCCCGCCGCTGGCGAATCCGTGGAGAGCAATGAGGGGGCCTGCGCCGATGTGTACCCCATCTTTTTCCTCGGGAAAAACGCCTTCGGCAACATCCCCTTCGCCCGCGCGGCAAAGAACGGGCAGTCGCCCATCATGCCCATGGTGCTCAACCCCAATGTCCCGCGTGGCGGTGACCCGCTCGGGCAGCGCGGCTCCATCGGCTGGAAGGCGTCCCACACCGCCCTTATCCTCTATGACTTTTGGATCGCGCGGGCGGAAGTCGCCGCGACCAAGCTGTAAAAGGAGGTTTCAATGCCCGCACCACAGAAGACGAGCGCGCAGCCCGAGCAGGGCGCGCCCACGAATGAGCAGACAGCCAGCGTGGAAGCCAAATACAAGGCTGAACTGGAAGAGCTCAAGGCCCACAATGCGCGCCTGCTCAGGGAGGCCGAGGAAGCCAAGGCACAAGCCCAGCAGGCCGAAAAGCAAGCCGAGGAGGCGCGGGATGAAGCCGAAGCCTCCAAGGCTCGTCTGGCCGAGATGGACGCCAAGGCGGACGCCGAAGCGGCCCGGCAGGAAGCCCTCATTGCCCGGCAGCTCAATGAGCAGCGCCGCGTGCGGATCAGCATCCCCTCCGGGCGCGACCCGTCCGAGCGGGCGCCCGTGCCCGTTGCCGTGAACGGGCGCGAGTTCCTGATCGTCCGGGACAAGGAGGTGGACGTTCCCCAAGCCGTGCTCAATGTCCTCGACCTCGCCAAAGAGCGACAAGCGGATATTCAGGAGGTCAACGGCCAGGCGCAGGTCACCTTCCGGGAGGCCAACCGCTTCTCCTACAAGGTCATAGGCTACGTTGACCCCAATACCGGGCAGCTTGTGGGGCAGTAGCCATGCAGGCGGGCGTCATTCTTCGGCTGGTTTCCGGCGCGCTGCAAGACCTTGAACCGGGGCTTGAATCGCGCTGGCCGTGGGAGAGCCAGGGGGGCCGCATTGGTCTTCTGGACTTTCTCAACGCCGCCAAGCGGGAAATCGTGTTGCAGCGTCCCGACCTCACGGCGGTTACTGGCCCGGTGCAGCTTGAACCGGGAATGAGGCAAAGGCTGCCCTCGCGGCGCTACCATAACGCCGAGAAGGACGCCACGATGCTTATCGACCTCACCCGCAACATGGGGGTGGACGGGGAGCATCCCGGCCCCGCAATCGTGTCTGCGCAGATGGACATCCTGCTTGCGTGGGCACTCCCGGACGTGACGGGCTGCGTGGTTGAGAACTACGCCTACGACCGAACCGTGAACCGCGACGTGTACTACGTCTATCCCGCCGTAACCCCATGCTGCGATGTATGGGTGGAGGCAACGTACAGCACGGCGCCGGAGGTGATCACCTGTTTCACCCAAGACATCGGGCTCCCGGACGAATACGCCGCCGCCCTACAGCATCATATGCTCGCGGGCGTCCTTTCCGGGGATAACGAGTCCAGCAATGCGAGCAAGGCCGCGTACCATCAGCAGATGTTCGCGTCTCTGCTCGACATAAAAACCAGTGTGGATGTCTCGTGGCCCAAGGCAAAAAGCTCCATGGTAGGGGGCGCATCGTGAGCTCACGAATGACAGACCTGAATGTGCTTGTCCCGCGTGTTTTGCCGCAAGTGCTCCCCTGCCCGCGAAGCATGGCTATGGACGCCCTGCAAATGGTGGCCGTGGACTTCTTCAAGGAAACGGGGGCGTGGCGCGCAACCTTCCAAGAAAGCGTATGCGCCTGCGAAACGGTTATCGCTTTCGCTCTTCCCCGTGATGCCTTGGTGGCGCAGGTTCTGGCCCTGTACCTGGACGAGAGCAAGGTTGACGGCTCCCGGTTCCAGGCAACCACAAGGGAAATCACGCTCAAGGATGCCCCGCAGCATGGGGCGTTCGCGCTCGTGGAAGCATCGTTGCGGCCAGTACGGCGCGCAACGGCGCTCCCCGAGGAGCTCATGGAGGAATGGGGCGACATCCTTTCCTTCGGCGCGCTTGCCAAGCTCAAGAGCATGAGCGGGAAAAACATCGACTGGAGCGACCCCAACGGCGCGGCGACCTTCTACCAGCTCTACATGGAGGGGGTGGGCAAAGCCAAGGAAAGGCAGCTCCGGCGTCGCTTCGGGAGCGGAGTTCTGTACGTCAACATGGGGGAGTAGGAGGATACCATGGAGAAACTTCCCATGGTCACGGTAACCGCGCGGATCATGGATCAGCGCGGGCAGCCTGTTCCAAAGGCGCGGATCACCATGCGCCTGACCACCGTGGAGAGGTACTGCGGCATCGTCGTCCCGCGCACGGTGGAGGCCATGACCGACAAGGACGGGCTCGCCAAGCTGCGCGTCTGGCCCAATGCCCGCGGTACGGAGGGCAGTGAATACCTCGTGACCATCAGCTTTGCGGACGCCTGCCAAAGCCGGTGCCTAAACCACCCCTCGGCGAACCTGCCGCCCCTCCAGAGCCAGCGTTTCCGCGTCGTGGTACCAGACGCGGATTGCAACCTTTGGGACATCGCCGAGCTCCCGCCCTATGAGGTGCGGGGCTCCGGCCAGGTCATCACGGAAGAGGTGGCCGCCTTCGCCTCGCAGGCATCCAATGCCGCCGACCGTGCGGAGAATGCCATGGAATCCGCTGGCAGTATCCGCGCGTCGCTGGAAGGGCTCGCGGGCAAAGCCGAAGTTGCCAAGAAGGCAGCCCAGGCCGCGGCCAAGGAGTCCGGGGTGCACGAGCGTCACGCAAGGGAGCTCGTGGCCGAGTTCGACGATAAGGTGTGCCATTTCCAGAACACCGTCATCCAGCAAACGGAAAAGACGGCTCACCGCATGGTGCATGAAGGGCGCACCTGCATCACGCAGGAGACTTCGACCTCGCTTGCGGCGATTGAGAAGCGGACGGGGCACTCCCTTTCCGACATCAGCAGGGCCGCGAGCGACGCCCAGCATACGGCGACGGAGACCATCAAGACGGCGAAGAATATCGCCCTGGAAGAGATAAAGGGTGCGAAGGAAAACGCGCTCTCCGAGGTGAAGGAAGAGGTTGCCCTCGCAAATGAGGACTTCGACGCCATCTTGGAGCGGGCCGTCAGCGCCGCCAAGCGCGCGGGATGCTCCGCCGCCTCGGCCGCCAATTCCAAGACCGACGCTTGCGCTTGCGCCGAAAGGGCGGAACGGGCCGCGCTGAGCCTTGAGAGGGCCAACGGGGATGCCATGGCCGCGGCGGAGCGCGCAACCTCTGCGGCGGAGTGTGCCAAGGCGGACGCGCAGCTGGCGGAAACCGCGGCCAATACCTCCTCGCAGCAGGCGGAGAACGCCAAGGCCGCGGCGGATGTGGCAACGCGGCAGGCTGCGCTCGCCAAGGCAAGTGCGGATGCCGCGGCCCTCAGCGCTGAAACCGCGCGTGGTGCAGCCGTGAGCGCCCAGGAGAACCGTGAGCACGTCGATGAAGTCGTCCGCGACCTCGACCAGGCCATCCTGGACGCCGCTGCGGGCATCGTCACCGACGAAATCGTGGATGCGGCCACGGCCAAGGCAACGGAGGATGCCAACGCAGCAGCAAAAGCCGCCCAGGATGCCGCGGCGGAAGCGGCCGCGTCGGTGGATACCTCGCTTGCGTCCCAGGCGCTCGCAGCGGAATCCGCCGCTGAAGCTGCCGATGCGGCCGCAAGGGCCGGGGAGTATGCGTCCAAGCTGAAGGACAAATACGACGCCGAGGTGACGGTGGCGCTTATGGCAAAGCAGATCATAGACCTGTCCGACAGGCTGACGGCAAGCCAGCTCGCGGGCCTTGAGGCGTGCACCGCCCTTGGAGAACTCAAGATTGAGGTTGCCGCGCTTTCTGACCGGGTGACGGGCATGGAGCTCGCGGCCGTGAATTGACCATGCCCGGCAGGCTATTCCCCCGTCTGCACGGCATGGCCTCCGGGCGGGGGCCAGAACCCGCCCGGTATCAAACCATATAAGGAAACAACCATGAGCCAGAATATCCCTGACGAAAGCCAGACCCCCACGGAACAGCCCACCAGTGCGGCCCTTCTGGGGAAGATGTCCGAAGCCATTGAGGTCCTGCTTGCGGCGCAGGAGAAACTGGTGAAGGTGGCCGCGGATGTTGCCAAGCACACGACCGACCCCAACGCCCACGGCGCCGCGACCCTCGCCAACATACTCAAGGCCATGCCGAAGCCAGTCCTTGAAGATGGCATGTTCAGCTTCAAGGATGCGGACGGCAACGACCTCATTTCCCCGGTGAACCTTAAGGGGGACACCGGGGAAAAGGGAGAAAAGGGAGACGACGGCGCCAAGGGCGACAAGGGGGATATGCCCGACCACCAGTGGAACGGCACGTCACTTCAGATTCAGAAGCCCGACGGCTCCTGGGGCGAAGAGCAGAATCTTCAGGGGCCCAAGGGCGAAAACGGCTCCGACGGCATTGATGGTGCGCCGGGGCTGGCGCCGGAGCACCAGTGGGAAGGCACGTCACTCAAATTCAAGAATCCTGACGGTACTTGGGGTGAGGAGCATGACCTTCAGGGCGTGAAGGGCGACATGCCGGATCATGAGTGGGAAGGCACGTCACTCAAGGTTCAAAAGCCCGACGGCTCTTGGGGTGAACCACAGGATCTCAAGGGCGAGAAGGGCGACCCAGGCTCCAGCCTCGGTTTCAATACCTTCACCCGATGCACATGCCCTGCTGCCAGCTCCACGAAGATGATCAATGTCGAGGGGTTGACGCTGGTTCCGGGTGCCACCCTGCATGTGGCCTTTGATGAGGTCAACACGGCGGAGGAAATCTCCCTCGCGCTGAACGGCGGGGAATCCAAGCCCATTCTCTATCAGGGGCTGTCGCCGGAAGTGGGGATGCTCGCCAAGAACCAGATCTATTCCCTCATGTATGACGGGGATGTCTGGCAAATCATTGCGGGCATGTCCCCTGACCGCATCGGGCAAACCAAGTGGTTTGAGGACACGCGAGAGCGCCCCGGGTATGTCCCGTACAACGGCACCGCCATTTACAACTTCTCGGCCCTATGGCCGCAGATGGCCGCATACCTCGCAACCCCATACGGGCAGGAGCGTCAGTTCGAGAGCTTTTCCGAGCGAGAAGCGGCCCATGTGGCCGTCTGGCACACCCTGGCCTCCGGCGCCACCGTCGGCTGGAACGGTCTCGGCGGCGTTTCCAAGTATTTCTATGACCCCGATAACGACATCCTGTACATGCCCGATTTCCGGGGCATGATCCCCACCATGGCCGGGGACGGCGTGGTCGCTCCCAGCATGGGAGAGAGCATGGGGGACGGGATTCGGAACATAATCGCCGGTGCCTGGTCGTCCAAGATATGGCGACGGAGCGTTAATCTTTACGGTGCCTTTTACGACCCCGACAACTCCGAT